CCTCTTATGGCAGGTGATGGTGGAGCAAGTGTTGTGGCAGGTGCTGATGCTAATATGAAGGAAATCGATAAGGCGATGAAAAAATTAGGAATAGATAATCCACAATTGATAATCGCAATTCAAGCAAACGCATTAAAAGAAAGTGGTGGTAAAGTATTGGTTGAAAATACTAATTATAGTAATCAAAATCGTGCACAATTAACAGCTATATTTGGAAAAAGAGTAAGTAGTTTATCTGATGCTGAATTAGCTAAAATTAAAGCAACTCCTGAATCATTTGCTAACTATATGTACGGAAGACCTGGAAATAGTTTAGGAAATACTGAACCTGGTGATGGCTACAAATTCAGAGGTAGAGGATTCGTACAAATTACAGGTAGAGCAAACTATTTAGCTTGTTCTAAGGCTTTATATGGTGATGATAGATTAGTAAAAAATCCAGATTTGTTAAACAATTCTCAAGCTGCGGCTGAAGCAAGTGCTTGGTTTGTAAAACGAAGTTTGAATAATTTTGCTAATAAAATGAATTACGATACGAAGAATTTAACTCAAGAACAGGCTACACACTTAGTAACGAGTATAGTTGCAGGAAAACCAATTGATAAAAACGGAACTGGATTCTTAACCACCACTGCTTTAGGAAATGCTAACAAATATGCTACTCAATTAGCTGCAAAAGCATCGACTGACCTATTAGCATCCACAAATCCAGCCAAAACATTAACATTTGGTTCTTAGGTGGTAATAAAAATGTATATTATTTGATTATTATATTTATACACAGAATTAATTCAAAATTATGGACACGAACAAACTTTTTAAAGCTATTCAGCTTGTAGTTAGAGAAGAAGTTAAGAAACAAACTGCTGAAATTAAAGAGCAAGTTAGGAAAGAAATCTTAGCTGAAATTAAGAAAACTAATGTAAGCGCACCAATTTCTAATCAAAGAAAGATGGAAAATCCTTTTGATAGAGCATTGGCTATGTTAGAGGAAGATAGAGAAGTTGAACAAACTCAATATGTAAAAAATCCAACTCTAAATCAGATTCTTAACGAAACTGCTATTAGACCAGGATTTAGTAGAACTGATGGTGAATGGGGAACTATGACACCTGAAATGATTGGTTATGGTAATCCACAAATGGGATATCAATCTCCATCGCAAACGGCAATGCCTAGCACCGGAAATGATTTAATAGATAAGGCTATTGCTAGAAGTGCAGCGGTTTTAAAAGCAAGTAAAGATAAAAATAGATAATGGCAATATTAGTTGGGCCTAAATTGGTTAAAGATTTACCGGAAAAAGATAGAGTTGCTATCGGAATTACCCTTCCTTTACAAAGGGGTAATAATGGATTTTTTAATCAATCCTTTCAAACTATTGATCAAGTTAAATCAAACATCAAAAATCTTATCTTAACGAGAAGAGGAGAAAGGTTAATGCACCCAACATTTGGAACGGATTTATATAATTCTTTATTTAATCAAAATACCGATGATTTAGAATTGGAAATCCAAACTTCCATAGAATCTGCAATTGCAGAATGGATGCCATTTATATCAATAGAAGAAATATTGGTCGACCAAAGTAACACTGATAGAGATAGATATTTTTTCACGGTTTCGTTGAAATTTACAGTTGCGGGACAACAAAATTTAGAGACAGTAACATTTAATGTAATTGAATAATGGCATTTAAAGTAACAAATAAAAAAGTAGGTAGAAATAGTAGAGATATAAACTACTTAGGTAAGGATTTCGAATCATTCAGAGAAAACCTTATTGAATATGCTAAAACATATTTCCCAAACTCATACAATGATTTTAATGAATCATCACCTGGTATGATGTTTATTGAAATGGCTTCTTATATAGGAGATGTTTTAGGATATTATACCGATTCATCGTTAAAGGAAAGTCTTATTCAATATGCAAGTGAGGAAAAGAATGTGTTTGCATTAGCTGGTTTATTAGGATATAGACCTAAACCAACCTCTCCTGCTATAACAACTTTATCGGTTTATCAATTATGTAAAGCTGATAGTAGTGGTAATATTGATAGAAATTATTTATTAAGAATAAACGAAGGATTATCAGTAAGATCAAGTTCTAATACTGATATTACATTTAGAACTACCGAAGTATTAGATTTTAACGAACCTGCTGATAGAGAGATTATAGTTTATAGTGTATCTCCTACCACTAATTTACCTGACTATTTTTTAGTAAAGAAAAAGATTCAGGCAATTTCGGCGAATGTTAAAACAATTGATCAGATTTTTGGTAGTGCTGAATCATTTCAAAATATTAATATAACTGATACCGATGTAATTTCAATAGAAAGTATTGTAGATGACAATGGTAATAAATGGTATGAAGTTCCTTATTTGGCACAAGAAACCATTTATATAGATTATCCGAATGTGGAACAATATGATGCTGATTTATATCAATTTTCAACAACAGTTCCATATTTGTTAAAATTATTAAAAACTTCTAGAAGATTTGTAGTTAGAACAAATGATGATTTCACTACATCTATTCAATTTGGAGGAGGAGATAGTTCTCTTTCCGATGAATTATTAATACCAAATCTTAAAAATGTAGGATTAGGATTAAATAATTCAATTGATAGAATGAATGAATCATATGACCCTACAAACTTCTTAAAGACAAAAACATATGGACAATCACCATCAAATACTACTTTAACAATAACATATTTAGTTGGAGGTGGAATAAGTTCAAATGTTCCTCAAGGAGATTTGACAACTATTACAAATATTAATTTTGATGATGATTTAATTAATACAACAACTGGTTTAGATACAACTATCTTAAATTTTTCAAAACAATCAGTTGCAGTAGAAAACGAAATTCCTGCAAAAGGTGGTAGAGGAGTAGATACGATTGAAGAAATCAGAGAAACTGCTTTAGCTAATTATGCATCTCAAAATAGAGCAGTAACTGGAAAAGATTATCAAGTTAGAGCTTTATCAATGCCGACAAAGTATGGTTCAGTTTCTAAAGTATTTGCAATAGGTGATAATTCTTTAAATGCAAATTCACCAGAAGCTATATTAAATCAAACTGATAATGTAACTCAATTTGCAGAAATTGCTAAAGGATTGGTAAATTCTGCAATGGCAAATGGAGGGAAAATACCAACAACTGATGAAATAAAACAAAAGGTAAGAAGTTTTGTACAAAAAACAACTCAAAGTGCAGAATTGGTAAATCCATTCGCTATTAATTTATATACATTAGGATATGATGCAAATGGAAACTTAACTACTCTTAATAGAGCGGTTAAAGAAAACCTTAAAACATATCTAAACGAATATAGAATGTTGACAGATGGTGTTAATATCATAGATGGATTTGTTATTAATATTGGTGTAAATTTTGATGTGACTGTTTATAAAAACTTTAATACAAAAGAAGTTTTATTAAAATGTATTGAAGAAATAAAATCATTCTTTACAATAGAAAATTGGCAATTTAATCAAACAATAAATCTTTCTGATATTGAATTAGTATTGGCAATGGTAGAGGGAGTAGCATCGGTTCAAAAAGTAGAAATTGTAAATAAGTGTGGTGGAGCTTATGCTAGAAATAGTTATGATATTAAAGGGGCTACAAAGAATAAGATAATTTATCCTTCATTGGATCCATCTATCTTTGAAGTTAAGTTTCCTGATAAAGATATTAAAGGAAGAGCAGTATAATGATACATTTTGTTACCGCATCAAAAGATGCAACAGTTTATACCTTATATAAAACCAAAAACACTGGTTTAGATGAAATATTGACGGTATCCAAACACTATTCTCGTTTTGCAGAAAAAGATGATACAAGAGTATTCATACAATTTGATTTATCGAATATACCTACATATGTAACAGCTTCATCTGCTACTATGTGTTTAAAACTAACTGAAGCAGAAGAAATGCCAATTAGTTTTTCTCTTTATGCATATCCTGTAACACAAAGTTGGAATATGGGTATTGGAACATTTGTTTATACTCCTTCCACAAATGATGGAATTACATGGAATACTCAACCATATATTCTAACATCATCCGCAGCTGCATCGCAATCCTTTACATATCAAAGTTTAGATGTAGAAATGGATGTAAAAAACATTTACAACTATTGGACTGGTTCTACAAATAATGGTTTAGTATTAAAACATTTAGAATCAATAGAATCATCTTCGGAAGATTATGGTATAATGAATTTCTATTCAAGAGAAACAAATACTATAAATCAACCTCTATTAAAATTAGGATGGGATGATGTTTCTGGTTCATTTTCAACCGGTTCATTAAGTGCATTAACTGCATCTGCGATAATAGTAAAGAGTAAAGAATTAAAACCCGCATATTATGAGGGAGGTAAGGTTAAAATTAAAGTAATAGGTAGAGAACAATATCCTATAAAAACCTTTTCTAATTCATTCTCTTATTTAGATGTAAAATATCTTCCAACAAGTTCATATTTCGCTATTAGAGATGAAATTACAAAGAAGAAAATTATAGATTTTTCTACTTATAGTAAAATAAATTGTAATTCAGAAGGAAATTATATTGTGTTCGATACTACTAATTTCCCAAAAAATAGAGTGTATAAACTTCTATTTTTGATAGAAAGAGATGGATTTGAAGATTATTTTGAAGATGATTTAACATTTGAAATAAGAAGTAATGGAGTTCGAGTTGATTAAAAAAGATTTACAAAATAGTGGTTCTCTTGCAGTGAGAGATAGAAATTCTGTTTTCATAGAAGCAACTGCAAAAGAAGATGAAACTGGATATGTATATGCTCCTTCTAAAAAAAGAGTATATAATACTGATGAGTTAAAGAAAGCAATTGATGTAAATGTTTTTGAATTAATTCCAAATTCACCTGAAACAAATTTAGATTTAGTACCTAGACCTTTGTATAATGAGGCAACTCGTTCTTTGGAATTAGCAAGAGGTACTATAACAACTCAATCTTTAGAAATATCTGCTTTACAATCACAAGTTTCAGAACTAACCGCTATTTCAGCTGCATTGGATATTGAATTAGATGGAGAAAGATTATTAAGAGTAACTGCTGAATCAAGTGCAGATACTTTAAGAACTCAATTTAGTTTATTAACCGATACAATGCAAAGTAATACTCAAAGAATGACATTGGAGGGTATTGAAAATTCATCATTGAGAGCTAGAAACGAAGGTCAAAATGCACAAATAGAATCATTTAAAAAGCAAATTGATAGCTTAACCGAACAATTAAATGGTAAAAATGCGAGAATTGCAGAAGGTGCTAAATCTGGAGCTGATATTACCGCTAGAATCATAGAAAAAGAAAATGCAGCGGCTACTGATATATTTTATGATTCAATCGTTTCCGAAGATGGAGGAGGTAAATGGGTAAATGGGCCTACAATTGAATTATTTAATTTTTCAGTTGATGTTCAAAATGTTAGAGTTTCTCAACAAGTTGATGATAATGTTAATTGGTTGAGTTTTCCATCTACTATAACATTACAACCTCAAGAAAAGGTTACATTTACATTAGGGACAAACCGAAATATAATCAATGATGCTGGACCAACTGCAAGATTTTTAGGAATATTTGGAGGAGGAAGTGCTAGACAATACAAAGGAACTCTTGCTTTTGCTTCTACAAATGGAACTATTTCATTTAGTACAACATTAGATAAACATAGAACTAGATAATGAGTTTAGATAGATTTAAAAATATAACAGATGTAGTAAATAAGGGAACTTCCTTAACTACCGAATTGAATTTAGTAGATTTAGAATTAATTGATAAAGGATTTAAATCTACTCCATTTAATATTGGTGTTAATGATGCCTTAGAATTTGTTTTATATGATGCATCTAATAATCTATTACAGCAACAAGATTATGGTTCGGAACGATATATTAAGGGGGAAGAAATTTCCGAATATCTAATACAAAGTGAAAATATAACTGATAAGTTAATAGATGGTGGTGGATTTTTAATTGATGTAAAGAGATTAATTAAAGAAGCTGGGTATAATACAGGTATATTTAGAGTTCAATTAAATTTTGTAAATGATAGAATAGGTAGTTCAGTTCCAAAGGATAAATTGTGGGTTCAAGAAATATCTCCAACTCGTTTAGAACTTAGATTATTACCATTTGATAATTTTGATGAAACTAATCCAATTGATATTGATACAAAAATTGATTTGAATCAATCATATAATAGTTTTGTAGAGGGTAAGTTTAGTGGAGATGAAGTTTATGCTGAAATAGATGAAATCTTAAATAGATTAACCCCATCCGAATTACAAAATACTTTTCAGAAAATAAAATCAGAAGCATATATAAATCAATTAGCTTCTGAATTCAGCCTTAATAGTTGGGAAATATTTTTTACAAAAGTATTGGATTCAATGAGAACTGCTGTTAGACATGCTCTTCTTCATAAAAATTCAACAATTGGTTCAAACAATTTTGGTGAGTATTTATCCGATTTAGTAGATTTTAAATATTATAATAAAAAAGATATTATAAATCTATTAAATAGAAAATTTGAAGAAGCGGTTGATTATCATCTTCCTAAAAGAACTTTAAGTGAAGAAGTTAAATTAGATTATTTAACGCAAAATAGTATTGATAAATTACAACAACTTGTTCAGACAATAAAATCAGATGTAACTAATACAAACCCTAAAGCAGTAAAAGCTACAATTGAACCACCTACATCTCAAGAAATAAGAGATGGATTTACAAAGGAAAGAATTGTAGTACAAACTCCTACTGCTCCTATTGTAATGGATGTTCCTGTTATTAAACCAACAGTAATAGAACCTGCACCAATACCTACACCGGTAATTACCGATATGGTATCTTCTATTTATGAACCCGAAGTAACCAATGAGGCAATCGAAAAAAATAGATTAAGAAGATTGCAAGAAGAAATGATGTATCAACAAGGTGGTATGGGAACTCGTTATGATGTTCCATATCAATCTCCATATGAACAACCTTCTATCCCTACTAACAATGGCGGAGGCGGCGGAGTTGTGTTACAACAAACTGATTACATATACAATAATGATGTAGTTCCTAGACCAATTAAAAACGAAGAATTTCTATAATGAGACCAACATTTAACGGACAATATACTGGACAATTATATACATCTTCAGATGGTAGTAGATGGGCTTGGGTAACTGATCAATGGCAACCTGCTGGATATGATTATTCAACCCCAAACGCACGACCTAGAGATGTGAATATTACATTTTCTACATTTATAGAAGGAAGTAATACTCCAATAGAAGTTAGAGTTTTAGTTAATGGTAATCATTGGAATGATGTAACATATTCAACTGGAAAAGCAATTGTTCACTTTTTTGAAAATCAATTAATAAGTCCGGTTACAATTTCATTTGAAAGTAATAATACTAAATCTAAAAAAACATTTGTAGTTCAATCCGGAGTAGAACAACAAAACGAAGTATTGATAAAAGAATTGGATGAGAACGGAATGTTTATAACACCTCCTACAATCGATTTGGGAGGAAGTAATGGTTATAGCAGTGGAGGTGGATATAGACCTATTTATGATAACGGAGATAGAATGACCACCGGAGTAATAAGTAGAGAATTAAATACTCAGAATTATCGTTAAAAGTATTTATATAAATAAAAGAAGTAAATGCAAGATTCAATAGATCAATTGTCGAATACACCAAACCAAAACAATCCAGGTGGAATACCATTGGAAGTGCTTAACTCGTCTACTTTGTCAAGTGTACCGACTGATACATATCAAGCAATTACTGAATTAAAGGGTCAAAGTGTTGGTGGTAATGCGATTTATAATACTCCATATGATGCTTTAAAAGCAGTTACTCCTACCAATCCACCATCATATGTTGCTCCTGGACAAAGAACATATAGAGAATACTTTTATTCACCTTATAATACTGTCAATTTTAATATAGATGTTCCTTTTGCACAAATAGCTGCAAGAGAAACTCCAATTGAAAATATGCCAGTTCAAACTGCTGAATTTGTTAATGTTAAATTAAGAAATACAACTGGACAAGATGGTGTTAGATTGTACATTGATAAACCTCAAAATGGTGTTGGTGTTGTAGATTTAACAGGAGAACAAACAATTGGTGTAGAAAAATATTCAAAATTATCAATTGTAAGAAAAAATCCAAATTCATATAATATTAGTGCAATAAGAATTTATAATGAAAATGGTAATTTAGTAAAAGAAACATCTGCAAATACATTTGATTTATCATCTATTGATTCTTCTTATTTAATTGAAGTAGATACGAATCAGGTAGTAACTACTGATATGCAACCTTCAATTGTTTCACAAATAAGACAATTATATGGTTGGAATTTAGAAGCAAGTAAAACATTTACACTAAATGTAGGGGTAACTAATTCTACAACATATGTAAAATATTATTTTCCAAACCAATCTGGAGCAGATACAAACGGAGCAAAAAAGATATCCGTTACTAATGGAGAGGCTATTATAACATTAAATAATCCTAATTCTTTAGGAAGATTTGAATTAATTATATTTGCTGGAAATGAGATATTTGGTGATTTTGGTGAAATAAGAACATTCATTGAAGTATTACAAGAAAAAACTTACGGAGAGCCTGATGTAACAAAAATTACATTTGATAGAAATATTACCGAAGCGGATTTAAGACCATTAGATTTTAATTTTGAATTTGATTTAGAATCCGTAAATTCCGAAGGTATTCAATTATTTTTAGGTGATAATTTAATTAATGATATTCCTGTTAAAGATAATAAAGCAAAATTAACTTTGGGTGCTAAAGGTCTTTATGAATTATATAAAGATTACTTTAACGAAACCAAAGAAACATATGCAATTACATTTACTTTTCAACCATACTTTTATGGAATAGATGGAAGAATAATTGGAAAAAAAGAAAGTGTAAGTGTATTAGTTAAAAGAGCAAAATTCTTAGTTTCTAAATCAGAAGCTATTGGATCAATCTCAAGCGTATTTTCTCAATTATTTTCAGGAGGAGATACTAAGAAAAAATACGAAGACCAGATTATATTTGAAGATGATAAACATTTATATTATCAGGTTAGAACAAATGCTGATAAATCGTTTGTAATATCAAATATTGGTATTGATACTTTAACCTATTCAATATTTGAAGGAAAGGTAGTTGAAACACAATTTGAACTTGATCCTAATACTGGAAACACAAGAAAGAAAAAAGGATATTTAACATATGGTTCGTTAGTAGTTAAATTATTAGAACCATTACCAACAGAAATTGATTTAAATACTCAAGTTTGGGTTTCTAAACAAATCATACCTTCTATTGTTGAAACTATTATTATTACCGATGAAGATGTTGATAAATGTTTGCCATTAAAACCAAACTTCGGTACTGATATTATAGATGAAACTGGATATCAATTTTTCGATGAAATAACTGCAAGTGGTTCTTTAACATCAACTGATATTGTTAATAGATATGTATCTCAAAGTCAATTTAATTTAGATAACTTAAACATATCATATACAAGTGGTAGTGATAAAACACAAGATTATTTCTTAAAGTTTGAAAACTTTACAAATTTTGGTGGGGCTCAAACTAGATTAGAAAACTTCCAATATAAATTACAATCAATTGAAGTATGGGAAAATAAAGTTACAAATGATTTAATTTTATCTTCAGTATCATCATCTATTGCATTAACAACAAGTGCTTCTTATGATGATAAAGTAAAGGCTATTAAAAATGGATTTGATGGTCTTGAAAAAACTTTGTATAATAATTTTTATGTAACATCATCAACTGATTCGTTTTTTACAATTCAAACTTCAAATGCAGAAGTATATGATAGAACTAATAAAAATTATTTAGTTAAGCATATTCCTCAACATATTCAAGAAGATCAAGGTAGTTTAGAATATCTAACATTCTTGGAAATGATTGGACAACACTTTGATATTATTTGGTCTTATATCAATGGTATCAATAGAGTTAGAAAAGTTGAAAACAAAGCAACTGATGGTATATCTGATAAATTAGTATATGAGTTATTAGAATCATTTGGATGGGATCCAGTTAATCCATTCAGTGGAACGGATTTATGGAAACATGCATTTGGATTAAACGAAGATGGTTCTACTCCTACTAATAATAATATTTTAGGAAATAGTGTTTCTTCAACTTATACTCATGAAGAAGCTAGAAATCAGTTATGGAGAAGAATACTTAATAATTTACCTTATTTATTAAAACATAAAGGTACGAGAAAATCTATAAATGCTATATTAGCGTGTTATGGTGTTCCTTCTTCTTTGATGTCAATTGTTGAATTTGGAGGCCCATCGCATACATCCGCTGAAACATCTAAATATACATATGAAGACAGAAGTGCTGTATTAAATTTAAATGCGAATGAATATGTAACTATTCCTTGGATTAGTTCTTCAAATGCACCTGAATCGATACAATTAAGATTTAAAACCAATGATAAAGTAAATACTCAACAGATAATAAGACAAGTATCTGGTTCAAATTACTTTAAAGTTAGTTTAATACCTTCTGCTAGCACTGAAATTGGAGATATTAAATTAGAATTATTTTCAACAAAAAACCAATTTGATGGAACTTACTTAACAACTACTGCATTATCAACAAGTAGTTTAAGTATTACAAAAGTACCTTTATTTGATAATGATTTTAAATTCGTAACTCTTCAAAGAAATAGAATAAATGATGGAGGTTTAGATTATGATAGATATACTTTATATCTTAAAGAAGCGGTTGATGATAGAGTGATGTTATCAAAGAGTTCTTCATTAACTCTTCAGGTATCATCATCTAATTCTTTATTTGCTGGAAGTGAATATTATACAAATTTATCATGGACAGGAAATGGAACTTTATTATTCGGAGGTAGTGGAAGTAATGGTATAAGTGGTTCGATAGATGAAGTTAGATTATGGAATTCTGCATTAAGTGAATCCGTTATAAATTCACATACTTTAAACCCAGATGTGATAAGAGGTAATAATGTATATTCATCTACCGAACATTTATTAGTTAGATTAGATTTTGAATATCCTAAAAATCTTTATACTACATCTTCTATAAAGAATGTTGCACCTCATACTGCATCATATACATCTTCAGCTGATGCACATATGAATTCAACTATAACTTCATATCCATATCATTATGATGTATATGAAAGATTTGTAACTGCTGATATTCCTTCAATTGGATTTGTTGGAAGAGATAAAGTTAGAACTGAAGATATTGAATTAGTTGGTAATTTATCATATAAAGCAAGAGCAACTAAAAAGGCATTTGATAGAGCAGCATTAGATTCAAATAGATTGGGATTATTTTTCTCACCTGTTAAAGAATTGAATTTGGATATTCTTAAATCAATGGGTTCTATTAATATTGGTGATTATATTGGTGATTGGGGTGATGAATATGGTAGTGATTCTTATAGTGAATTGGTTGGATTAAGAAATTATTATTTTCAAAGAACAAATTTAAATTTTGATGAATATATCAAATTAGTAAGATCAATAGATAAATCTTTATTTGATATGTTGGATCAGGTTATTCCTGTGAGAGCTAATGTATCAAAAGGATTATTAATCGAACCTTCTCTTTTAGATAGAAGTAAAATTAAAATAAATAGACCTACTGCTGAAAACATATATCATAGTGGTTCTATAATAGCTACAACGGCTCAAAATATAGAAACTGAAATACCATATTTTACCGGTAGTTTAGATGTTCAAACTAATAAGGATTTAGAAGCATCAGTTGCTTTTTATTCAGGATCTTATGCAGTAGATGGTGTAGATGAGGTTAGTGCTGAATATCAAAGTTTAGAATCCGAATATACTGTCGTAGATTTAGATTCTATGAGTGGTGAAATAACATACAATTCGGGATCAACAATGGGTGGTATCGAAATTATTGTAGATGCTGGATTAAAAGAATCTACGATAGTTGCTGAATATGATTTAGAAACTTCATATCAATCCGTAGGTAATGAATCCGATTCACCATTTAATTTAGGATTTGGATTATACGGACAAAAAGGTGCGGTAGATAGAACATATTTTAGAGAAGATGGAACTTTGGTATTAACTCAAAGATATAATGCTTATATTATAACAATTAGATATAGTAGAAATGTTCCATATAGAATTCCTGCAAACGGAATTTCTTCATCTCTTTATAATACTTCTAAATTAGGAGCAGATGATAAGATAGATGTTCAAAAAGTTTATAGATATGAAAAGAAATTGGTATTAATTGACCCAATAGAAAATAATACTTTTAAAACACCTACACAACATTCATTCTACGGAGATATATCATCTGCATTGGGTGTATTCCCATATGGTAAGGGAGTTATCACTGCTATTGAAGTATTTGATGGATATACAAGTGGACATTATAGATACACAAAGGATACTACAAGAGGTTTGGATAATTCATTCTTTGAAGGTTCTAAACAAACTTCTTTAACTACTTTAGATGGTGCATCTCCGGTAGAAGTATTTGTAACTAACCCTAATAGATTGAAAGTTGCGGCTTCAGGTAGAGGTAGTGGAGAACCAATATTGGAAGTTGATTAAAGAAAATATTTATAAAACTAAAAGGTTATATATTTATATAAGACCAATAAAAAGTAAAAAAACATAAAATGGCATATTTAGATAATTCCGAAATTATTATTGATGCTATCCTTACAAAAAAAGGTAGAGAAAAATTGGCAGCGGGTCAATCATTGAACATTACTCAATTTGCTTTGGGTGATGATGAAATTGATTACCAATTGTATGATGCGGCACACCCAAAAGGTTCTGCATACTATGATGCGGCTATTAAAGCTATTCCTATTTTAGAGGCTAGTCCAGATGAAACTCAAGTTTTGAAATACAAACTTGTTACCCTTCCAAAAGGAACAACCAAAATACCTCAAGTATCAATCGGTGTAACATCGGTTACTACAAATCAACAAAGAGGTAAAGTTACTATTACACCAACAACTTCTCCAGCAGGAAATACAACTGCAGGATATACTGCGGTATTGGCAGATAAAACTGCGGGTACTTTGGTAGGTTTAGGTGTTGCAGCAGCAGGACAAATTGCTGTTAGTGATTCAGTTACCGCAACTGCAGACGTTAAGAGAGGTATTACATTTGAGTTTATTCCAAATCCTTCATTAACCGCTACAATTGTAACTACATTGACAGTTTATGGAAATGAGACCGGAGGTTCAGTTTCTATTCCTGTGACAGTAAATTATGTAGCATAAAAATTAATATAGAAAATGGCACAAATTACAGGAGCACAAGGAGCAGCACTTACACAACAATTATCACAATATTTGATTGATAATGCAGGGGTAATTGATTCAACTGCGATTGCAAATATTTTGAACTCATCTTTACCGGCAAACGAAAAGTTAGGTGTTAGTAGTGGAGGTGTTTTAACACAAGGTATATTTAAAAAATTCGGAGAATTCGACAAAATTTCTAATAAGATAGAAGTAGTAACGGAAGGATTATGGAGTAATGGTAGTGGAAGTTTAAATTCTACAATGGTTACCGGTTCTACAACTACTATTTCTGGTCATAGTGGTTCAGATGCATCGAAATATTATCTAAATGTTTATTTAACTGGTTCTAATACGGGATCATCTGCACCGATTGAATTTGCAATTGCATACGGACATAAGTACGGAAGTGGTTCAGTTCAGTTATCAACTTCAGATTCAGCATTGTTACCTACAAAAGCAATCTATTCTCAATATAGAATGTTATTGAACGATAACTATGAAGGAACTGCTGATGAATTCTTTACAGTTTATTCATCATCAATTGAAGATGGATATCAAATTGATCATGCATATGTTATTAACTTAGCAAGAGCTAGATATAGACAACAAGCAGATGCGGGTAATATTAAAATCACTTTAAGTGGTTCTAATGGAATTCACACATTTATTGACGATAGTGGTAAGAAGTTTTCTGATAAAGCAGGAAAAGCGGGAACAGTATTTAATATTGTATCCGGTTCTAATAATATAGGAACTGAAGCAGATGCAACTATAAACACATATACTGCATCAAATGCACAAGGATTTGGTAAATTCTATCCTAAATTAGGTATTATTTTGTTAAACCCAACCGCTATTAATGAAGTTGTTGGTAATGTAAATGATGAATTATTACCTACTACTTCATCAGTAACTAATGAAACTTATAATCATAGATTATTATATAATGCATTAAAAGGTGGCGGTGATTTTGAAATGAGAAGAACTGAAAATGTATCAACTCAACACTTCTTTGTAAGAGCAACAAATAGAGAATTTAACTTCTCAAATAATCCTACATTCACAAGTGGTTCAGATGGTACTTTCAATGAACCTTCATTTGAAACTGATCCTAAAACATATATTACATCGGTTGGTTTATACAACGATGCTAACGAATTGATGGCTGTGGCTAAAACTTCACAACCAATCGCAAAATCCTTCGATAAGGAGGTGTTGATTAAGGTAAAACTTGATTTTTAAATTTAAACTTAAACCTTAATTTTAATAGAACCCGCTTCGGCGGGTTTTTTTAATTATGATATTTATTAGTGTATGTTTAAATCGATACCAAAATCCGATATTACTATTAGACCATTTAAAGTTTACAAAAACTGGACTTTAGATGATACTACTATTCCTATTACCACAGTTAGAAACTTAACAGGTTCTTTTGAAGATTTAGAAGGATATACTGCTGGTGGATTTAATGAAATGGCTTTATATAAAAGTGTAAAGCAATTATTTTATTCAAATGCAGTAAAACAAATAGGGACAGTAACTAATTGGAATTTAGTTAATCATAAAGCTAAAAAGATTAAAAAATATGATGTTAGGATAAACTATAATCTATCAGTAGCTACCGAACAATCATATTCTTATTACTATGATACTAATTCTAAAAAATATGTAGATGAATTTCAACAATTTTTAGATGATAACGGATATATTGTAAATGATAATGGTATCATATTATCTGGTAAATGGACAAACATATCCACTCTATATGGTAAAATGGAGAATTATGGATCTGTTCAGGAAAGAGTGTTGGGTGATAGATTTCTTATGTGGAGTGTTCCTCAACGATATGTGGGAGAGGAGATTAAACCTGGATCATTAGTTATTACCGATTATTCTAATCTAAATCCAGATGGAACATATTCACAAATTGTAGACGATGGGTATAGTAATTTAGTTTATTTAGGTAAAAACTTTGTAGAAGCTGGACAATTTGATTTTGGAGAAGATATTGGAGGGGGTATATTTACGGATTCTACTTTTACAATTACCACAAGCGATGGATTAGAATATATTTTGGATTTAGTTGAATTCAATATGGGAGATGAAGAAAGTAATCAAAATGGATATTTTTCCGTTACATATCAAGGTGGATCTCCTTTTAAAACTGAAATTAGTAGTTATGATTTAATGACGGGAAATATCTTTACAATTGGTAATTTAAATTTACCAACCGCTTTATCACAATATAATATATCTACAAAAATTGGTAATATATTTTATTCAAATGGTATCATTCTTTTAACATATGGAACTAGTAAATATGATGATACTTCCGAAGAACAATCTAATTACAATTTTGGTAATGATGGTAATTGGGATATAAGATTTCAATCAACAAAAACTATTTTTGAAAACGAAATATTCTTAGAAGTAGATTCCAATGAATTTAACTATTCATCAAACCCATCTGCTACAACATATTATAATGGTGAAAAATATGTAAACAAATATATTCCATTCAAACCTGCTTCATTGGATTACACAGGAAGTGCTTACGATTTAGATTTTAGAATTACATCTGATTTTGATGGTGTAAGCAAATTAGGATTTGATGAATATGAATATAGTTCTTCGTTAGACCCAACTGGTTCATATCTTGCTCCATATATCACCACAATTGGTTTATATGATGAAAATTATAATATGGTAGCAGTTGCTAAAGTTCCATCCAAACCAAAGAGTTTACCGGATTATCCAGTGAATTTTGTTGTTCGTTTTGATACTTAATGATATTTATACTATATAACAAAATAAAAGATGGGAAAGACTAAACAAATATTAGACATTTATAAGACTTCTAAAATTGCTGAAAAGAATGCATCTAAACAATCGATTGATTTTTCAAAACCGAAAGTTGGTGGTATGTTAGCAGTTAAAGGGTTTACTCCAAATGCACTTCCAGGAGCTAGTGATTATAATACAAATGATAAAGTATTAGAAGCTGCAAGAAAGGGTAAAGTAAACGGAACTTCTTATAGTTCTACTGTCAAACGATAATATTAAATAAAAGGTTACAATATGTGGAAATATAAAAATGGGATAATTTCAGATTTATCTGAAACCCCTGAAGGAGCTTTTGGGTTTGTATATGAGGTAGTACATCTCTCATCTGGCAAACGATATATAGGTAGGAAACAACTTATATCAGTAACCACAAAAGCATTGGGCAAAAAGGAATTATCAGAACTAACTGATAAGAGAGCTAGTAAGAAAAAAAAGGTTCAAAAAGAGAGTGATTGGAAAACATATTATGGTTCACACTCTGAAATAAAAGCATTAATCAAAAGTGGGAAGCAAGAAGAATTCGAAAGAACTATTTTACAATTTGCTTTCTCTCCAAAACACTTAACTTACTTAGAAACAAAATATTTATTTTCATTAGATGTGTTAGAAAATCCTAACTTATATTTTAATGATAATATTTTAGGTAAATTTTTTAGAAAAGATATTCCAAATGGGTAAATTATTAATGACAGTTGGGGATTCATTCACATTTGGTGAAGCGTTACAATTTCATTTATGGAAAAGTAAATACCCAACTACATTTAATAGATTTAAAGGCAAAGAAAGATATGATCCATGTCATTCTATTAGTGAAGATTTCATAGAATTTGATGATTTTAGAAGAAAAGTAAATTATACTGGACAACTATCCTCTATATTAGGAATAACATATGCTAAAAATTCTGGAAACGGAGGAAATAATATAGGTAGTTTAGAATTATTAGATAGATGGATAGAGCATGTTCTTTATGATAAATCACTTGAACCTGAATTAGTTGTATTTCAATTTACCAATATAATAAGAGATGTTATACATTTAAAAAATATGAATGAAGGTAATAGAGGGCCTTATAATCATATTTTTGAAAAAGTAAAAACCATATTATCTTTAATTGATAATATAAATCAACCTTCCAAAGAACAAATGGAAAATATGGGAAGTATATTTGCTGATTTTTTCTATACAATAGTTTTGGAAGTTCAAAAAAGATTTTCTATATTAGAGAATGAATTTGGAACAAAATGTATTTACTTCATAGGTAGTGCAGAGCAATATTCCAAACAATTATATCATTCATTGATACAATCTGATATACACTATTTACCAATTATTTATAAAGAAAATTTATATACTGATTGGGATACTATGAATAGACAAAATGGATTAACAATCAGATTAGAGTTGGGTGTAAACGATGACCATCCTACTTTAGATTCTCATCAATATATTACAAATCTTATATATAAAAAATATTTGGATATTTCCAAATAATTTCGTATATTTGGGTTATGAAAAAAGTGTATCTTTTTGGTGACTCATTTAGCCTTTTCAACGGATATATTAAAAACCAATATTCGGATGTAATAGAATTCAATTCACATTCGTCTTTATCAAATGATCACATTTTAAAATTAGTTAAGAAGAAATTAACTAAACTTAGCAATGAAAATATAAAGCCAGAAGATGGTATTAATATTTTTGTTCAATTGACTGTATCTACTAGAATGTTAGTGAATTACACATCAAATGAACCCGCTAAAACTTCATTAGATGTAACATATGGATATTATAATCAAATGTTAGAATTTTCTGATGAAGAACTTTTTAAGGATAAAGAATATTATTCAATATATCCATGTGGGCCAAAAGATAATTTATTGATGGATATGATTTATAGACCGTATTTAGGAACATTTATTGCTCATAATGAAAAAAATATTTTAAATGATTTATTAGTTGAAGTAAATTGTTTAAAATCATTTGCTAAATCATTGAATATAAATTTTGATTATATTTTTTATTCCGATAATTTTGATAAATTATTGAGTGAAGGTGAATCTACACATATTAGTTTATATGGACATCAAAGTGTTCAATCTTATATTAAATCAAATCATGCTCATTTTTTTATGACACCTATGGATATTCATTTTAATGATGAAGGTAATTTGTGGTATATTAATTGGTTAAAAGAACTTTATGGTTTCTGAAATAGATAAACAATTCGTTAAAACTAAAATTGATGAAGTTTTAGGAGGTGGAAGAAATTTGGGTAAAGATGAAATTCAATATTATTGCCCTTTTTGTTCTCATCATAAACCAAAATTACAAGTCAATTTAGAATCTCAAAAATGGAGATGTTGGGTATGTAATTCCAAAGGTGGTAAAATTTATACACTTCTTCGTAAACTACAAGTTGATAGAGATGTTGTTGTAAAAGTAAATACTATCTATAACGAAGCAAATATTGGAGGAGAGGTTAAGGATGAAGAATATATTGAGTTAAAACTACCATCTGAATATAAATCTATATTAGATAATCAACATATTATAGAATATAAAGTTGCTTACAATTATCTTAAAAAAAGAGGTATAAGTGATAAAGATATTCTTAAACATAAAATAGGATATTGTGATACTGGATTATACAAAGGTAGAGTTATTATACCTTCATATGATTGTGATAATAGATTAAATTTTTTTATAGCAAGAAGTATCTATCCAAATCAAAATATGAAATATAAAAATCCACCTGTATCAAAAAATATAATTGGATTTGAATCAACTATAAATTGGGATATGCCCATAACTTTATGTGAAGGAGCATTTGATGCAATTGCTATCAAAAGAAATGCAATTCCTATATTTGGTAAAACACTTCCAAAATTATTGAGTGATAAAATCTTAACAAAGAAACCTTCGGTTAATATTGTATTAGATAAAGATGCTATGGGAGATGCGGTTAGGCATTATCAATATTTAACCAACAATGATATAGATTGTAAAATCATAACCTTAAATGGAAAAGACCCATCGGAAATGGGATTTATGGAAGTAACTAAACAAATAGAAACAAATACAACTTCTTCTTTTGAAGATTTAATAAAACTTAAATTATCTTTATAATATGGATTCAAACACAACATACAAAATTGGATTATTTACAATACTCGTTATAGGATTTATAGCAGTTGGTTTAAGTATGAATCATAATAAAGTAAATATAACAAAAGCAGAAGAGAGTTATTTAGAATCATTACAAAAAAGAGATTCGTTACAAAATGTAATCGATAGTTTACAAAGTGATATTACGAATTTAGAAAATGGATTTGATTCAAAAGAACATAGATATGAAGATATTATCAATGAATATGAATTGGGAATATCTTATTTAAAAGATTATCATCCAGATGCATATAAAGATTTTCATAGAATAATTGGAATGAAAGAAAGATACTCATCGGAACTTGAAAAAGAAAATAAAAAAAGATTAAACTTATATGAACAACTTAGATAAATCATATCAGATATTATTACAAGACATTTTAGATAATGGTGTAGAGAAAGGTGATAGAACCGGTACAGGTACTATTTCAGTTTTTGGTAGACAAATCCGTCACAAAATGAGTGAAGGATTTCCATTGCTTACCACAAAGAAGATGGCGTGGAAAACTATGGTAGCTGAATTACTATGGTTTTTAAGAGGTAATACTAATATTAAATTTCTATTAGATTATGATTGCCACATTTGGGATGGAGATGCTTATAAAAATTATCAGAAAAAAATGACAGAATGGTTTGGTAATGAAACTCAACTTACCAAAGAACAATTTGTTAATAAAATAAAAACTGATGATGAATTTAAAAGTAAGTGGGGCGATTTAGGGCCAATTTATGGTAAACAATGGAGGGATTGGAATGGAGAAACTCATACTGAATTAAGTAGTACAAAGGGAGAAGATGGATTTTATGATTACATAACAAAACATATTCCAGGTATTGACCAAATCAAAACTTTAATCAACGAACTTAAAACAAATCCGGATAGTAGAAGATTGATGGTATCCGCTTGGAATGTAGGTGAATTAAATAAAATGACATTGCCTCCTTGCCATTACGGATTTCAAGTTTACACAAGAGAATTAACTGGTGAAGAAAGATGGGATTTATTAAAGAAGAAAGTTGGTGATGATGAATTTAAAACAATGGTTGATGAGTTAATACCATTCGGCGGAGGTTTAAATGAAGAACTTAAATCATTTAAAATACCAAAAAGAGCAATCTCATTAATGTGGAATCAAAGAAGTGTTGATACATTCTTAGGATTACCATTTAATATTGCATCATATGCGTTGTTATTGGAAATCATTGCTAAGGAAGTGAATATGATACCCGATGAATTAATTGGTAACTTAGGCGATACTCATTTGTATTCAAACCACATTGAGCATGCAAAAGAACAAATCAGTAGAGAACCATATGATTTACCAAAAGTTGAAATCACCGAAAGAAATTGGTATTTACATCATAAAGTAAAAGAACATTTGGGCGAAAAAACTTTTGAAGAAAAGATATTATCATATAGACCCGATTGTTTTGAACTAATCGGATATGAATCGCATCCAAAAATTAAAGCACCTTTAAGCAATTAATTATGGCATATAAACCAATAAAGATAAATAAACAATGGGGTTATGAATTATGGATTCATAATGATTCTCAATATTGTGGAAAACTTTTAGTGTTTCCAAATGAAGGTAATCATTTTTCAATGCATTATCATATTATTAAAAATGAAACTTGGTATGTTCAGAAAGGAGCATTTGAATTTCATTGGATAGATACCGATACTGCGACTCTACATAAAGAAATCTTAAATGTAGGGGAATGTGTTTATATTGAAAATGGAAAACCGCATCAATTAATTGCATTAGAGCCCGAATCTATTATTTTTGAAGTAAGTACACAACACTTTGATGATGATAGTTATAGAATTTATAGAACTCCAAAAACAACATAAATGACATATATAACCACCCGTGTCCCTAAATTAGCGGATTTGAAAAAGGAATTGGAAGAACATCCTAACCGAATAGAATTGTATTGTAAATATATGGGGTATGATGGGGATAGTGAGGCAATTGCGTATTTAGAAGAGAAAATAAAGGAATATATGGACTCAAAAAATGTTAAAAAATAATTTGGTTATATCAATTATTTTTCGTATCTTTATCCTAAGAAATATACTATAATGAAGTTAGATAATGTTAAGTACATCTATCACTTAGCCGATTTGCATATTCGCAATTTAAAAAGGCATAAGGAATATAGAGAAGTATTAAATAAATTTTTGTCCGATGTGGATTCTCAAAATTTAGAGAATTCCGTTATTTATTTAGCAGGAGATATTGCTCACGCTAAAACTGAAATGTCTCCTGAATTAGTTAGAGAGATTACTTGGTTTTTTACGGAATGTGCTAAAAGAAAACCTACTTATGTTATTACGGGAAATCACGATTGTAATCTAAACAATAAAGATAGATTGGATGTTCTTACTCCAATTTGTGATAATCTTTCCTTACCAAATTTATTTTATTTAAGAGATACTGGTGTATATCAGATTACCGATGATATTACTTTTACCGTCTATTCTATTTTAGACAAACAAGAAAATTGGCCTAAAGGTAAAGATGTAAGTGGTAATAAAAAGATTTGTTTCTTTCATGGACCGGTAGATGCTGCAAGAACCGATATTGGTTATGTAGTATCATCTAATAATTTCACACCCGATATGTTTGATGGGTTTGATATGGTATTAATGGGTGATATTCATAAAAGACAAGTTGTTCAACAAAGAGATAAGGCAAATGGAAAACCTATTGTAGTTTACGCAGGTTCAACTGTCCAACAAAATCACGGAGAGTATTTAGAGAATCATGGTTATTTACTTTGGGATGTAGAAAATGAAACATTTGAAGAATATAATATTCATAATGATTATGGATATCTTACTATTGATATTGTAAATGGTGTAATTCCACAATGGGTTCATGATGAAATAGGAACTAAGTTACCTAAACAACCTAGATTAAGAGTTCGTTTCTCCGATACTGAAGTTAGTGATATTAAGTTAGTAGCGGCAGAATTGCAACAAATGTTTAAGGTAAATGAAATTACTATTACAAAACAGGATACTTTAAACTCATTAAAATCTAAAAACCGAAATGCTAGAAACTTAGCTGGTAATATAAAAGATGTAAATGTTCAAAATGGTTTAATTAGAGAGTATTTAGAACGCCAATTTCTTTTAGATGATGAAACCCTTAATAAAGTAATTGAAATCAATAATGGGGTTAATTTAAGGGTTACTCATGAAGATACTGATAATATTCTTTGGATTCCAAAATCTTTCGAATTCAGTAATATGTTTTCATATGGAGAAGGTAATAAAATTAACTTTGAGAATGCCAGAGGAATTATAGGATTATTTGCACCAAACACTCAAGGTAAATCATCTTTATTTGATGCACTTTCATTTTGTATATTTGATAAGTGTAGTAGAGCATTTAAGGCAACGCATATAATGAACAACCAAAAGGATACTTTTAGTTGTAAATTTAATTTTGAAATTGATGGTGTGAATTACTTTGTAGTAAGAGAAGCACACACTACAAAAAGCGGAAATGTAAAAGTAAATGTAAACTTTTTTAGAATTGTAGATGGTTCAGAAGAATCTTTAAATGGTGAAGAAAGAAGAGATACAAACGATATTATTCGAAAGTATTTGGGAACATATGAAGATTTTGTGATGACATCTTTATCATTGCAAGGTAATAATGCTTTATTCATTGATAAATCTCAATCAGAAAGAAAAGATATATTAGCACAATATATGGGTGTTAATGTATTTGATAAATTGTTTGATATTGTAAATGAAGATAATAAAGAAGCAGCGGTATTATTAAAGAATTTTAAAAAAGATGATTTCTCTCAAAAGTTGGGTGATTTAGAAACATCTATTACTACCGATACAATTAAATTTGATAATTTAATTGAAAAGAAAGATGATTTAGAACATGATAAAACTGAAATTGAAAGAGAATTATCAAAATTAGAATCTCAAATTGTTCAAACTGCTATCACAATAGATTTAGATGATGAAACAAAACGATTAAATTCATTTAGTTCTTCATTAGAAACTAATAAGGAAAAATTGGGCAAAATGGAAACCCAATTAACTGAGGCGAAAGGTATTATAGTTCAATTAGAAGAGCAAAAGAAAGAATTATCTACTTTCAGTATAAATGGTACAGAAATTGATATTGAGTATGCGTATAACGACTGGAAAGATAAACAAAAAGATTTATCAGAAGCAGAAAGAAAATATGATACGGCTAAACAATATTTAGATGCTGCTAATCAAAAGATTGCACATTTAGATGATCACAAATATGATCCTAATTGTGAATTTTGTTGTGATAATGTATTCGTAAAAGATGCAATGAAAGCGAAAGAATCATTAGAAGAATTGGAAACGACAGTAGACCATACTTTGGATGATGTACTTGGTATTAATAATACTTTAGAATTGTTAAAAGGAGTAGACGAAGCGTATAAAACATATACTGATAAAGAAAAAGAAATTGTTAATACTACAACATTAGTTAGTAAAATTAAAGAGTATATTGCTAGAACACAATTAGATATAAAAAATTGTGAAGATGGTATCACAAAAGCTACTTCTAATATTGAAGAATATCATAGAAACAAAGAACAAATAGAATTAAACAAACAACTTCGTAAGAATATAGCTGATACCAAAGAGATTATTAATGGTGTTAAGAAAGAAGTTAAACGATTAGGTGATACTATTTTAGAACTTAATACAAAAATTTCAAAGGCAAAGCAGGAGAAAGAAGGTATTGAGGCTAATATTAAAAAAGTAAAAGAATTAGAGGAAACAAATAAATTATATGATTACTATTTGGATGCAACTAAGAGAGATGGTATTTCATATGAATTAATTTCTAAAACTCTTCCAACAATTGAAGGAGAGATAAATAACATCTTAGGTCAAATTGTGGAATTCAGTATGAATCTACAAATGGATGGTAAGAATGTTAATGCTTACATCAATTATGGAGATAGTAGAAAGTGGCCTTTGGAAATGTGTAGTGGAATGGAGAAGTTTATCAGTGGATTGGCAATTAGAGTTGCATTGATAAACATATGTAATCTACCTAGACCAAACTTCTTAGTAATTGATGAAGGATTTGGTACTTTAGATAGTGAAAACCTACAATCCTTATTTATGGCTTTTGCTTATCTAAAAACACAATTTGAATTTGTGATTGTTATTTCACATATTGATTCTATGAGAGATGTGGTGGACACTCTTTTAGAAATTAAAAAAGATAACGGATTTAGTTCCGTTAAGTTTTAATTCTTTCCGCCGGTAGTATATTTCTAACTTTTGATGTGGTTCGTATTTTTTCTTTAATTAGATTAGATACGAACCTACTCATTTTATATCCTCTCTCATCACAATAGTCTTTTAATGCGGTATGAACCTCTTTTGGGAGTTGTAACATAGCATATCTGTCAGATTTCTTTATCATTCTTTAGATTTCTTTAGTATTTCCTTTATAAATACATCAAAAATATATTTATTGAAAATACATTTCAATAATAAATGGCAAAAATTAAAAAAACATCCCCCCTTCTAAACTTAACAGGATTTCAAACATTTTTAGTTGATACAAATCCTCTATCAGATTATTTTAGAATATCGGAATTGGGAGATTTATTAACTTCTGGAAAAAATGGATTCTTAATCGAAGGTTCTACTCACCTAAAACCATCTACTGAAGTTAAAATTGAAATATTGGATACTGAAGGTAATCCGATATATGTTGAGCCAGGAAATGGTATACCAGAATATTACGAAGGATTATCAAAATTAATATCGGTTCATGTTTATCAAGATACTCCAATTGGTATAGGTAAAATTACCATTTTGGGAGAATTGGAAACTTATATAGATGATAATGGATTTGTCCAATCAGTTCCAGATGATTGGAAAGGAGTTTATAATGTTAAATGGGAAAGGGATATTAAAATCAATAAAAATATTCCTAATGAATCACGAATTAGATTTACAAGAAGACCGCAAGTTATAATCGAGGAATTAAATGAAAGTTTTTATTCAAGAGATTTAACTACTGCAACACAAACGGATGCGACTGTAAGAGGTATAGCATTGACTCCATCCGAAGGAACATCCTATACTGGTTTTAGAGGAGGTGTAAGATATTTAATTCAAAAAGAATCGGGAATACCATTTAAAGATGGTGGAACTCGAATTACAATAAATGGTACATCATTAAACGATGTGGAAGTTGTTGAATATCTAAACGAAACAACATTAGTAATTCAGATTCCTTATACGGATTCAAATAATGTAATTTCTAATTTTAGTGGAAAAACATATTCTTTAACATATCAATATAATAGTAACCCGGTAGCATCTTCTATATTAGGTTCTTTTGGTAGATTTGAAATTAATTATTTAGAAACTTTCGTTGGTGATGTTGAAAGAATAAAAGTATTTAAAAAATCGAGAGCATCAAATGTAGATTATGAAGTAATTCAAGATACAAGAGTAACATCTGCAGAATTATTGACAACAATTGTTTCTGGATCAAATATAGATACCGGACACTTTAGTGCATCATATGAAGGTGGAAAAAATTGGAATGAATTTTGGGTAACTCAAAGTAATGCGGGTAATATATTAGATTCTTCTAAAATTTATAGAGCAGTAAAATTACAAAATAATAGATTATCATCAAATTTGGGTGATAATATTCGTTTGGAAAGTGGTAGTGAATATACTTTAGAATTTTACAATTATTATGAAACATCTTCTAATCAAAAATTAGATACTTTAAAAGTTTATTTAACTTCTACCGAAAGAAGTGGTAGTGGTATAGCAAATTATGTACTTACTCAAAGTATTGATATATTAAGTGGTTCAAATGAAAGAAGAAGTGCTAACAAAGTTAGTTACAATTTTTATCCATCTATAACTGATAATTGGACGGTTCATTTTGAAGCAGATAATACAACTGCTAATTCATATTGGCATGTAGGAAGTGTGAGTTTGCAAGCTGCTCATGAAGCTGGATTCTCACCTGATGAATTTCAATTTATAATTCCTGTTAATAGAAACTTAGAAAGAGAAACATTTGATTTTAAATTTGAATTTTTTGATATCAATAATAACTATGTTCCTATTACTACGACTTATCCAAAAACATTTCAAAGTGGTAATATTGGATTAATTGATAAAAATATTATAATAGATACCGATAAACAATTTTTCAATTTCTCTTCATCATTAGAAGGATTACCATCCGAACAAATAATAAACATTACCGGAACAAAAAATAGAATATTAGGTAATTTATTAATTACTTCCCAGGCATTTGATACGGGAGGTATTGCAATCCCCGCCGCAACATATTCAAATGCAGGATATGCTTATCCAGGAGCACTAACAAACTATAATGAAGATTTATATAGTTTATCAGCATCTTTGGATATAGCTAATTTTACGGGTTCATTGCATACTTCATCATTAGTTGATAGAATAACATATACATTAACTGAAACGGAATCAATACAACCTTTTGTAAAAAGATTTACAATAAGTAGATTGGTAGCGGGTGCAAGTGGGCAAGATGGTATTAATTCAAAGATATTATCAGTTTCAGCTAATACAAATCAATTTTTATATAAAGCTACTAACTTAGCATTAAACCCATCTGGTCAAACAATTTATATAGATGTTAAAAAACAAAATTTATTATCAAGTTCAATAGAGCCGATAAGAATTAGTTCATCTTCAGCTTCGGCTCCTGCTATAAATTCAACATCGGGTTCTGAAGTTGGAGGAGTAACAAGATTTACATTAAATGGTTCACTATTTCCATATTCATTGGGAGAAGTTATATATGCCTTTACAGGATCAGATGAATTATTAAATCCATATTATGATATTGTAAAGATAACACCTGTAAAAATATTAGATGGATTTTCGGTTATAGCTACAAATGAAAATACATCATTTGCTGCCACATCAACTGGAACAGTTTCCGGAGGATATGCGGCAAGTAGTGGTTCAATATTAGTTAAAGTAGGAAATGAACCAATAAATTATTCATCTACTTTTGTAACAAATTCATTTAGTGCAAGTATTTCATCATCCACATCAGCGGGTATAAATGTAAATTCATTTAATGGTACTGATTATTCAATTTCAAATTTATCAATAGATAGTGGTTCACTTGTTATAGATGTAAAATATAAAGATGGCGGCGGTACAATAATAAGTTCATCAAAAGAAATAACATATTCTAAAGTTAAAAAGTCGGCTCCATTAGTAACATTTAATATTGTAAATAGTAATCAATCAACTAATGCATATTCAAATGGAATACAAAGTGGTAGTTTTATTCCGGTTACAATGAGTGTATCGGAAACATATAATGGTATTACCACAACATCCGTACCCACAACAATATCTGGAATATCGGTGCCAGCGGGAGCAGTAACATTTGGTATTAGTAGTAGTAAGCAAATTTTAACTGCATCTATGGATTCGGTTTCATATGATTCTGGGGATATTATTCTTACCGGAACATATACGGATCAAGAAGGTAGTAGTAGAAATATTTCGGGAAGTGTTTCATTGGTAAAAGTTAAAAAGGCATCTCCTACTACATTAGCAATTTTATCATCGGAAACACAAACTATATTAAGTAGTTCTGCTGGATATGCAACACCTTCAACTTTTACAATATCGGTAAATGAAGGAGGAACAAATTATACTTATGATGATACAGTTCCATATGCAAGTTCGAGTTTTAGAGTTTCGAGTATAAGTGGAGGTTCTAATAGTAGTGGAACTATAACACCTACTACTCCATCATCAACTTCAGGAACGACTGTTTCACTTACTATTGCGTATGTTAATTCAGAAGGAACTGCAGGTACTATAACAAAAACGCATAAGGTAGCGGTATCATTGGAAGGGCAAAAGGGTAACACCGGAGATCCTGGATCAAATGGTAGTGATGGTAAGAGAACTGCAACTGGAATGGTGCATTATCAAATTACCGCATCATCTGCACCTGCAACTCCATCTGCAACATCTTATAATTTTTCAACCGGAGTTTTCACTGGATTAACCGCAAATTGGGGAACTGGTGCACCTACATATGCAAGTGGTAATAGTAACAAATATTGGTATGCAATTTATACAGTTGTGGAAACTACTGCTGGAGGAGGAACAGGAACTCCAACATTCGGAAGCCCTACACAGGCTATTGGATTTAGTGGATTGGTATCATTCACCGCAGCTAATAATGTAAGTGATGGTTCTAACACTCTTTCCTTTGGTGTAGCCGGTGCCACTTTGATTAATGGTAGTAATATATCAACTGGAAAAATAATTTCCACAAATTATATTGCAGGTACTCCTTATACAACATCGGGTAGTATTATAGATTTAGATAATGGTAGAATTGCTACAAGAACTTTTTACATTGATTCAAATGGAGATGCAACTTTTAAAGGAACACTTTCAGCAGCGGGTGGAACATTTACAGGAAATTTATCCGCAGCAGGTGGTTCTTTTACCGGAGCATTAGTTGCAGCGGGAGGAACTTTTGCGGGTGATGTAACTGCAGCTGGTGGTAAAATTGGTGGTTGGACAATTGATAGTTCTTCAATATATGTACCAAATGCAATTTCATTAAACTCTTCAGCTAAAACAATTACGATAGCTGATACAAGTGGAGTACCGAGAGTTAATTTTAACACTAATACTGCATTCAGTTCATTAAGTGCTGGATTACCTACGACTGTAAGTGGAACTGGTACAAACTACAATTCTGGACCATATAGCCCTGGAAACTTTGATAGAAATTTAGGAGGTATGGCAAGTGTTAATAATAGAACTTACAATATTACTACAACTTGGACACAGGCTAATGGAACAACTGCATTAACAATATCAAGTGGTACTCCAAATACAATAGATGTTTGGTCTCAAATTGTTGTTGATAATGGTGTAACTACAACAGTTGTAGCTGAATATAAAGATGGTGTAACATTTGGCAGTAGTGCCACTTGGGCGGCTATAAATAATAAGGTAGTTTCTACTACAATGACTGGTAATGGTAACACATGGACAGTTTATCAAAGATTTAAATGGACTTATCAAGGTACAACATCTTATACTGCAAATTTATATAACCAACCGGCAGTAAGTGTAACTTTAGCGGGAGCTAATTCATTCGTAGAAATTATAGCAGGTGGTATTCAAGTTGGTAGAGATTC